GTTGCGGTTACCGCCTGCGCTGCTGTACCATCAGTTTGTTTTGTAAAACTTAATTCAACATCATACATATATTTTTATCCTCCCTTTATTAAGAAATTAAATCTTCGTCAACGTCTAATGCTTCACACAAGCGAATAGGAACACCCAGGAACGAAGGAACGACTTTGTTATTGTTCAATTCTTGCATTGTTAAGAATAGGTTCGTTTTCCCTAATGCTTTTTTAACAAACGCAGTACGAACGCTTCTACCACAATAGAATCTAGCGCGAGGAGAAAGATTAGGGACACTTTCAATTGCATCAATCATTAGATTTAACAAGTCTGGTGACGTATCAGAACCGCTACCAATAGTAGCCAAAGAGCTTTTATCAATATTAGCAATTCGTATAACTTTCTTGTAGTTACGTACTGCTATTCCAGCTCTCCATTCCCACAAGTCACGGTATGCAGGCCAGTAACTTCCATCATCTAAAGTGACTAGTTCTTCGCCATAGTCTTTGTGTTGCAATCCGACTTCTGTGTTTTTAGGATAGAATCCACATACGGAATCTTCGCCCCAATCAATCAACCAAAGAGAGCGATTGTCTGTATCAGAACCGCCAGCCTTAAAAGTGTAATTCCCATAATCGGTAGCAGTAGTTGAATTATAAAAATACGTTAACCCATTGAAAGATTGCGCATTATTTGAAGTTGCCCCATAAAATAATTCATCTGCTAACTTCTTACCCATTGCACCGATAAAAGGTTTATTGGAATTAGCTCTAAAACCAGCTTGATCTTCTGCTGCTTCAACAAGTTCTTTATCAACCTGCCCAAGTGCAGTAAATAAAGCAGCGTGTGCTTGAATCTGTTTGAATGTTCCTTTTGTACCTGTAGCACCTTGATTGATCCCGCGAATAGTAACGGTAGGATCAGTAGCTAATTGAGTTGTCTGTAGACCATATTCCTTGTTACCTTGGACAACATACATATCATCCAAAATGTCATTTTGTTCAGCTAGAATATCAATAATTCTTGCTGCCTTACCATCAGGATCTTGCTGACTAGCGTAATCCTTCCATGTGATTCTATCTCCACCTAAAGTTGCCATAAATTAAATTCCTCCTATTTCATATTTGGGTACATGATTTGTCCCAATGTTTTTGGTTTTGACTCTGTTGTTTTCGAATCAACAAAACTAGATTCAGATATCTTTGAACTAATTTCTTTAAAGATTGCAATCATTTCAGGATGGTTACCAAGTCCTGTTTCTTGCAAGAATGTATTAAATTCAGGCGTAGAAAAACGGCTTAACGCATTGTTAGCCGCTTCAATTCCTTCTTTACCAAACTTTTCAGTGCTCTCTTTAGTCCATGTTGACACCTGCGCTTCATGCTGCGCTTGCATCTGTGGAGCTACCTTGCTTGTATAGAAATCAACTACTGATTGTGCCGATTCCTGTGTCATGTTATTTTCTTTCGCCCACGTTTTAAAATCGTCAATAGGTGCGCTGAAATTTTCAGGAACAGTGAAGTCGGCATATTGTTCAGGTGCTCCTGGTTGTTCGGCTGTTGTTGACTCTGTTGTCTGGTCAGTAGATTGAGTTGATTGTGTTTCTTGTGTTGAATTTTCTACGGTTGTCGTATCAACGGCTACAGTGTCATCTTGTGCCGTTGATATTGTTTCTTCTGGCATTGTTATTCCTCCTTAAATGTAGGCATAAAAAATACGCCTATCTCTAGACGTTATCAGCGTTTATTGCGCATGGTTGCCCATGCGACCACCTCCCTTATTTTAGGAAAAGGCCAAGATTTGCATAAATAATGCAACCAGCATTGTTTGGTGTTGTTATTGCATATGTAACACTATTACCAGCAGTTATTTTAATAGGTTGTGGTAAATTTATTTGCAAGCTTGTTCCATTTACAGATGCAGCAGGTATGGCACTTCTATAAATTACTGTAGCACCATCACTAATAGTTACAGCCAAATTAGAAGCACCAACAACAGCACTACCGCTTACACGCCAATTAGCGTAAGTGATATACCAACTTTTACCTTCAACACCTGTTTGTGTTAAAGAAGTTTCTACATTTGCAGCGACAGACGACATAGGATAAGTCGTAAAATCATTTATACTTTTGTCTTCGCTGCTTACCGACTCTACAGCATTTAATGTAGGATTATAAACATTTAATGTATCTATTTATTTTCACCTCTTTTCATAATATCTTGCATAACATTCCATTGATACAAAATGTATTCTCTTTCTGCCTTTAACCTTAAATCAACTCCAACCATCCTATCAGTTCCATACATTCCTAATGCATCACAAGCAGCTATTAATTCAACAGCAATTGATCTTCTACCAGCATTAAAAAAGTCTTTGCTGTTACCCATTGGTTGAGAGTCTTTATATCCGCATTTTTGAATTAGATAACTGAATACTCTTCTGCCATAGTCGGTGTTCATGATAGAGCGTAAATCAAGCAAATACTGTTCATCTATCTTTTCTACAATCTGTTCTTTTGTTGGCTTCATGTCATCTTGTTTCTTCATTGCTGCAATCCTCCGGCTGGGCCACCAAGTAAAGCAGTCAATCCGTTATCAGTTGACATATCAGCACTAGCAAGGTTCTTAGCTCCCTGCGCTGCTGATAATCCCATCTGAACAGCATTTAATTGTGCTTGTTGCTCTGCTCTGGCCTGTCTTACTGCTGCAACCTGCTCATCAGATACAATAATAGAAGGAGGTACACCGTTTAATGTTCCAAGCTGGTCTACTACTTCATCCCAGGCAATCTTATCAAGTATCTCTGGTAATTGCGCTGTAGTCGACATGTTAATGGCTTGTGTAACAGTATCCATAATAGGAGTAATTACATATTGCTTTTGCGCTTGTGACAAAATAGATACATACTCTATATCCATTTCCATACCTTCTATTTCGGGAGGTGGAGGTGGATATACTCCAGCTCTAAAACCTATATCAATAACTCTATTAATTACTTGTGGCAAATAGCCAGTTTGCAACCTTTCAAGAAGTGGCCCCATTTGTGACATTTTCTCGGATGATAACTCTATAACTTCTCTGGCTGTTCTTGTCCCTTTTTCCATATCAGACAACAATTGAAAAACCTTAGTATTAAAGTGTTCTTTTATACATTCTTCAATAGACTGTTGTACTGCTGTGACATGGTCAAGATTTAACTGAACTTGAAATAAAGGTTTAATAGCTCCGTCTGATCCGCCAGTTGGATTATAATAGTTAGCAGCAGCAGGCAACATATTAATACCGCCATTTTTCATTATGTCGGAAGGTGCCTGTACTGCTGGTTTAACTCCTAGCTCTACGGCTGTACAAATATCACGCCACATTAACTGTATTTGTTTAGCATCACCTAGAGACCATATACCAGGGCCAGTGCCGTATATATCAGCACCTTTAGTTTGATATCTTTCAATCATCACAGGGAAAGTGTTGAATCCACCTTTTTTTAGAAACTCACCAGGCTTTTGCCCGACCATCCAGTAGTAATCGCTAAACTTCATAGAAACATTGTCAATCTTGTCTGGATTATGTTTAGAGTTAGGACAAATTAAATGTTTTACACACATTGTTTTGTTATAATTTTTATCTTGATAACAACGCTTAACACTTTCAGGAACGTTTTCAATGCCAAACTTTTCAACAATCTGAAAAGGAGTCATTTGAATATTTCTTGCAAATTGGTTTGGCCTCTTCTTGTTATCTAATCCTATAGAAAATTCACCACAAGTAAACGTTCTGCAATTTATTACCGTTTCGGAATCTTCCTCTATTAGCATTGCAGCAGTGTTGAATACACCTAATTCTAAATAGAATTGATGATTTTCAGGATAAAAACCACCTTTAAACAGTAGGTCAAGGGTTATACTTTTAACAACATCTAGCCAAGCAAGAACTTGTGAACTCTGCATTACTTGTGCGTTAGGAAAAGCAAACTTTACCCATGGCCTAGTAGGTGAAGTAATACCCCATTGTAGTCCAGCAGCCAGTATATGACTGTACTTTATTGGCATGGTACGAAGCATTTCCTCATCTTCTCGCTTGCCACTGTTGGCCTCTTCCCCTTCAAAGTATCCAATGTACGGATTAATAAAGTCCCTAACATCTTGGAATAAAGGTTTCCATTTTTCAAACTCATCAAACAGCGTTTTGTGTTGCCTGTTTATATACTCTGTTTCTTTTATAACGTCCATACTTTAGCCACCCAATAACGTTTTCTTATTTGTTGTCGCTGTTGACGTATCGCCACTAGACGAAGTTCCTATTGTTGATTGATACCCTGCTGCCGCTGCTGCCTTTTTCTTTGACGACTTAGCCGAGTCAAGAGCGTCGGTTCCGCTTGTTACATCTACAGACGTAGGCGGTGCTGATACTGTTGCTGTACTTGACTTACTAGAGCTAGAACCGACAAGTGCGCCTAAAACACTGCCTAAAACTCCACACATATTATCTCCTCCTTCTGCTTTGTATTGGATTATATTGAGACGTTGCGTAATGTCTCGAATCGTTATTTTTCTGTATAGGGTTATAACCTGCTGTTGCAAAGTGAAGTCTATTTGAATAGTTACCATGATCTCCACTTGCAGCCACTGGCATGGCAAAAGTTAAGGCTAGAGCGTCCGCCAAATCTGGAGAACGTCCTAGCCTCTTTTTAATATCATCTTTTGATTCTAGTTGAAACTTATCTCTCTTATTTAGAGAGTAAGAAGGTGTTACCAAGTCTGTTTTTAAGATATGGTCATTTGGTATACAGCCACCAGATTCTAGCCACTGCTTCATACCGTCCCACATTTCAGAACGTCTATTTTCGTAATGATTATGGTTTAGTGCTGTACCTCCAAAATTTACCTCTGTTACTTGAAAACCTAACTGCCTAAGCCTATCGATAACACCCTCACCTCTGCCAGCATCTATAAATACAGCATCAGGATTAAACGATTGTATTTCTTGTGCCACACAACCAGCAAAGGTCATATTATCAATCTTCTCATATATCTTAGGGTTAAACGCTTGTAAGCCTTGACGCCTAAAGATAACAGATTTATCACCGCCAAACCTAGCAACGTCAACTCCCAATATCCTTGGTGCGCCTAAAATCTCCTCTGGTCGCCTTTCTTTCTTCGATGCATCAGTTACTATGTCTATCGTAATTAAAACGTTCTCAGCGGACGCAGTGAAGTCACAAAGGAATTCTTGTCTGAATTGGTTCTCCGATATGGACTTTCTAACAAGTTCCAACTCTTCTTCTGATATTACTTTTGTTTCATCGGCGCGAAATATTCCACACCACCAGTTTTCGTCACCGTCATTCATTAACTTCTGCGCCGTTAAGGTTACATCATAGAAATGATTCTGGCCTTTAGGGGTTCCACTAAACACCGCCCAACCTTTTCTGTCAAGCAAGGCGGGCATGATAATCTCTCCCCATACTTCCGGCTTAATCTGTGCGTATTCGTCAAGCACTACACCATCCCAATAAGCACCACGAATGCTATCCGGGTTATCAGCACCAAACAAATAAACCCTTCTGCCAAGAAACTCAACATACAATTCAGCTTCATTTACTTTTACACCAGGAATGCCTTTTGTGTAATACTTCAAGTACTCCCATATAATCAGTTTCGCTTGATTCCTGTAAGGTGCTATATAAGCATATCTAGGCTGCCACAATGAGTTTTTCATAGCCATCTTGATAGTATGATTAATGGTTCCTACTGATTTACCCATACGTCTATGAGCAACAAGTATGTTGAATCTATGTGCTTCTAGCTGCTTGTGTATGTCGGTCATAGGAAAGCGTGGCTTATATGGAATTGTTATTGTTGTTGCCATACTAAACCTACTCGAAGTGCAGCATCCGTTTAATGCTGGCTAATTCTTTTTCTAACCTAATTATTTCATCACCTGCATCATTAAGAAGAGTCTCAACGGTGTAATGGTCTAGCAAGACAGGTTCACGAGTCCCAACAATAATTCTATCTAACTCTCCAAGTCCTATTGCTTTTATTCCAAACTTATTGCTCATTATTCTCGTTATACTGCAATGCGGAAAAACAACAGCAGCATTTATATTTCTAGCAGCGTTGCATATGGCAGTTGTTCTTCCTGTCTGTCTTTGGTTTGACAACCTCATAGATAGTTCTTTATATTTGTTTGTTTTACGTACAGGAATATCCATAAATTTTCTTTTTTCATCATTAACCTTTTCCCAATCAACACATTCCATTAGCTTATCTACATCAATTGATTTTACTAATTGTGCAATTAATTCAACTCCAAAACTATCAGACATTATAATTCACTCCATTTCATACCATTTCTAACCTTAATACGATAGTTCTTGAACATAGTCTTCAATACTACGTCAATCCTTTTACCTCTACAGAATAGCCAAGGATTAATAAAGTACTGTAATCCTTTACTGTTCTTGCCTTTATAGATGATATCTTTCTTAATTAGTTCGTTAATGGTGTTAAGTGTTTTTGTTCTGCCCATCCTGCACAACTTAACAAGGTCATCAAATCCAATGCAGTTACCATTGTCAAACTTAATACAGCAATCTTCATACCCTACATAAGAAACAATGCAAAATAAAAAAGCCTTCTCATAAACTGATAGGCTTTCTAACTGCTTTCTTACTTCATCCATATTCCCTTTGTAGAAATGTTCAATGCTCCATATCTCAGTATCTTTCAGGTGCTCAACACTAGCCTTGCGTAGTATCCTATCACCTTCTTTTATGGAGCCTATAACCTGTCCATCATCATCTATTATCCTACCTATGTTTGACATATATCACCTCTTTTATAAAACAAAAGTACTCAGTGGGTACTTTTAACCCCCTTATAAGTACTCAGTGGGTACTTTGGTCTACACGGCTTGAGACTATACTGCATAAGGCTTCAAAGGTGTTTTTAGTGAAAGTTGTCCCTCTTAGTCTTAATTCAATCTAATTTAGTTAATGTTACTCCGCAAAATGGACAGTATTTAATGCCATGCACAACAGCATCATCAATGTATTCAGTTAGTTCAAACTCTTTAAACTTATAATTATATTCAATTTCAATTAAACGATTGTCACTTTGCTTTAACTCGTTACACTCATGTATTATCTTTTTATTGTCATCCATAGCCACAACTCCCTTTTTAGAGAAAAATTAAAATTGGCAATGCGTATTAGGATTGTATAGGTATATGTATGATGGGGAAAGTCGCTTTTTTGTTAAAAATTATGTGTGTCGATACCACAAGGAATGCGCGCTCATAAATTTTGGGGTACGCCCCCACACCGGCCTGTTTATTTAAAGTTTCACGCGCTAAACGACTTAACAAACGTGAAAGCACTGATAGGCACCATTATCAATCCAGCAAAATCACCAAACAAATGCATTATTGATATTGTAATAACCATCATTGCCATTGGTAATCCAATCATTTTAAATATAATCATATTTATTTCTCCTAACAATCACCATGTCAATGTTCAATAATTCGATATTATTGTACTTTGATAATTAGTTATTCTTCCCACTTAATGGTAACTCCACCAGCTAAATTTACATCTGTCTCATGCTTATCTTTCCATCCCCAATTATTCTTAAGGTTGAAGATTGCACCTACTGGATTACGTGCAGTGTATAGTGTTTCCTCGCTAAATTGCTCTATTTTGGACTTTGCTGCTTTTATTGTGTCTGTGAACTCGTCCTTATTACTATAATCAACTAATCCCTGTCTAGTCATTCCTAATGATGCAGCCAATCCAGTTACAGTGTAAGGCTTGATCTGTTCAGTCTTAATGCTTCCATCTCTATCTAATACTGGTTGCCAATTATTAATAGTTTCGCCTGTCTTCTTATCTACCTTAGAATGATTAATCCATATTTCTTTATGACACGATAAAAAATAAGCATCAATCAACACTTGCATTTCTTCAACGTTACTATATTTAGGAGGCCTTCCACCTTTATTCCCCAAAGCATATTGATTCCCTATCAAATCTGGCCGTTTAGTTTTAACCTCATCGCTCACTTATCTCACCTCACTTATCAATTGTCAACCTAATATCGCTAGACCTACTAACCTTATCTACGACAAATTCGATATTAACTTTATCGTAAGTATCATCAATTAATACACCGTTAACATATCTTTTGTAATCACGTTTAGCTTCCGGATATTTAAAATAAGCATCGTTCATGCTGCTTATCGAATCGCCAACACCTTTATATACCATTATCTATCACCTCAATCTTTTTTAATTCAACAATCTTATATCCAGGTAAATACTTATTAGCATTATTAACCATGGAAGCGTTACAGTAAAATACTGGTTTAAAAGTAACAGGTTCTTTATTTTTAAAATTATTAGCAAATTTAATAATGTCATCAATTAAACTCACTATCTCACCTCACCATATTCCAAATAGTAACCATTGTTAACATTCCTGCACCAATTGCCATTCCAATAAGAAAATAACTAAACAATTTAGCTATTGCGCTAGTTATCTTATCCCAATTCATCCTCACGCCTCCGCACTTCGCTTCTAAGCGTTTTTATTTATAGCACCTATACAATACCATTGCCAATATCTTCTCTAAGCAATTCAATCAACTTTTCAATGCCTTTATCTGTTACCCAGGGAGAAAATAACGATGTACCATAATCAAGGTAACCCTTCTTAAGTGCCAGATCGAATTTTGATATCACTATCTTTTCATGATATTTTTCACTCAACTTATAAAAAGCGTACCTTGGTCTATCACAATTAGGATCGGCAATATATTTATATAATTTTTCTTTTATGTCAATAGGCAACAATTGATCACCATCATCAACCAATACATGATTACCACTTAAGCAATATGCAAGAAAATCAGCCCATGGTATGTCACTTGTTTTCATTCAACCAATCCCCCATCGTTAACTATTACCGTTCCGTTGGGTGCGCCACATCCAATACAATACAAACAATAATCAATATAATCAATGGACTAAACGCTAATATCTCCATATTAATCAACTCCAATCATTAAAACCATAAAACAAGCAACTACTATGACATAGCGAAATGAAACGCTAACCTCAGGAGCAAAGGAATTCTAAGCGCATTACGCACCTACTCCCATTCGGGAACCCAGCTTTTATCCATCACAGGTTAACCTGTTAATTATATTATGCCTAGCGTTGGAGCAGGAGTAATTGCCTGTTTTACAACTTCAATAATAATTTAAACATATTTTGATTTTAGGTGTTGACATTCAAAACTTGATATGGTATTATTAAATCAAGTTAAAGGTTGCGGTTGCAAAATGGCAACGAACCACGAGGAGCGTATACCATGATTAAAGTAACTCGTAAAGGCTTAGATATCAAAGTGGAATATTACAATGATTATAATCAACGTGAAGGTGTAGCTACTACATTTTGTAAAGATGTTCAATCAGCAAAAGAGTTAACTGCAAATATTCGAAAAGCCATCAACCTTGATTGTGGATTCGTTAAGTGCCGCGCTTTACTGGAAGGTGACACACTATAATGCAACACGGAGGTAAACGAGAAGGCGCAGGTCGCAAACCAACTGGCAGAAGCAAGCATCAATACTATATAACCAATGAGGAAGATATTAAACTCAAAGAATATCTAAAACGATTAAGAGAACCGTCTAAATAGGCGGTTCTTTTTTATGTACATACTGTGGGTAAGGATTTGCACCTTACATGCCATTGCATGACTCCACTTAATCGACAATGGAGTTTCTGGCATTTGTCGCTATTGTGTCTACCTATTCCACCACCACAGTATTTTTATACAGAAAAGCCGTACCATTAAGATACGGCTTTTTATTATTTAGGGGCTTGTTTTAGTTCGCCAGCCTTTCGTGCATCGGTTATACTTCCCTTATCACGCTGACTATTCAGTACGATTTTAAGCCCCAATTCGGTTAACCTTCCACCGTAAGGTTTTTATACAGCAGTCCTTTCATTTATTTGAAGAACAAATTACCATTCCTGCTATTAATAGAATAACACGTTATTTAACCACAATCAGGTAAAAAACTGGTATTTTCTCGGTTTTTTGTTGGTGAAAGTATCTCATTTATCAAGCTTAATGCCTCTCTTTTCCTGTACCTAAACTGATCTTCACTAATTGTCATTCTAGTCTGCACCTCATATTTCCTTAACCTCTGGTAGTAAAATAAATCAACCAATTCCTTGCACTCACTAGTCAATGCATTGTATGCTAACTCTATGGCTCTAACCTGCCTGCTAGTTTGTGGTATGCTTGCACGCTTAACTCCCAAATTCGCTGTTTGGTTGCTAATACCTGATCCGTGGGGCATACCTTCATAACTAGCTGTCATTGATGGAAACAATCCAAATAACTGTTCTTCTTCTATGCTAGCCTGGCTTTTCAGCCTAGGGTAGCTTCTTAGTATTACCTCTATCTCACTGTCGGTATAAAGTTTCGGCATGTGTTACCTCCTAATATTTGATATGATTCACCTTGTTTAACTTGTCAACCTCAAACGTTATAAAATCGTGTTGACCATGCCAGTGCTCCGCTTGATTATTTTCATATTTAACTCTATTTTGTTCAGCAACATCTTTATCTTTAAATATACCTATAACTCCACTATCTTCTCCACATTCAATACAACCAATATCTACAACAACATAATACATTTTATATACCTCCTATCTAAATTGTTTTGACATTACCTGTTTAATAACCCCTTCGTTGTCATATATAACAACAATATCCCACCACTCGGAATCACCAGCTATCTTATAAGCGCAAATCTTATTGCCCGCATTATCAGTCATTTCATTAACCTTTTTCCACTCATACCTATCTATTTTTTTTGATTCTTGATTATCTACCTTTGCTGATTCTTGCATTTGTTGTTGCGGCGATTCAACTGGGTTCGGTCGCATAGCGCAACCACTAATCAACGCGGCTGATATAATAATTAAAATTATCAGTTTCTGCATGTGTTACCTCCTTATTAAGTTAATAAATATACTATATTAAGCAATGACCACGCTATAAAAACAACACTTGTAATATTAAAATTAACAATATTAAATATAATCAAGCCAACCCAAGCTAATACAATCAAAAAATATATCGCGTTCATATCCCTCTATCCTTGCTCATTACATTTGGTAGTGGGCACCAACCAGGAATACTATTCATGCTATCTTCACTCACTTTATAAGGCATCATTTTAGTACATACCGTTTCTCCTTTAGTCCGTGAAAACATACAATCATAACACACATGAACTATTTGCTTCACTTCTGCAAGTTTAGACATCTTCCATCCCCCTCAATAACTCAGCAAATTCTTCACAATATCCTTTTCAACTTGTGTCCCTTCGCGCTGAAAATAACCAATTGCATTTTTGTACTTTTGTAGCTCTTTTTCTAAATCAGATATTCTATTTGCCGACACTAACAATAATTCCCTTGTCATTGCATCTTCTTCAGATAATATCCCTCTGCGATATAATTCTTTTGATGTTAATTTACTTAAATCTTCTGTCACAAATCACACCCCCACCCAACTTAAAGCATCAAACTTCCTTTTAATCGCACCCCTGTTATAGTTTTTATTCCAACTTTTTGCCCAGTAATCACAATCCACATCGCCTAGTACGTTGTACCTTGTCTCTTTTCTCCTATGGCAATAGTTAGTATCGGGCTGCATCCTTTTGCATGTAGCACAGCATTTAGGTTGATCAATCATGTTTTACCTCCGGGAACAATCTGTATATCATCAATCGCACATATTAACCATTCTGCATATTGTTTGCACTTACCAGCATCAGACCTAAATTGCCCTTTATGATTAATCCTTTGTGAATATTTAATTACATTACCCAAGCAATACCCTATAAATTGCTCTTTTGTCATGGTGTTTTGCATCACCTCTATAGGCTGCACAGTTCCTATTTGATAATGTTTTGCTTCATCGGTTGTTCCTGTTTGCTTTTTTATGTCGTGAACTCCTAATCCATATTTTAAAGCGTCAATTATATGGTAATTTTTATTTATTCCATCCGATTCTTTTTTTTCTTTTACTGTTACTATATCAGCATGTTCTTTGCAAATATTCATAGCTGGCATTGCACCAGGCAAATAATAATACCTTTCATCCTCTAAAACGTTAAATACTTTTCCAACTTTATCAGAGTACCAAGAACTTCCTTTTATAATTCTTACTTGCATCACTCTTCCCCCTTCCGATAATAACCTCTTGCCTCATTCTTTTCTATCACTTTGCACCTTGCTTCTCTTCTTTGTTGTTCGTTCAATCCCAAAATGGCAATCATTGTTTCGCATGACATCTGTACGTCAATTAACTCTTCTACCGCACGAGGTATTTCGTCTATTAAATCAAAGTCTACAACTTTCACTAATTCGACAGAAGCTTCGCCAATCTCCGATACAATGTGCTCATATTGCTTATTAACCGTCGCACTTAAAAACTTATCAGCCGGACGCAAATCGGCTTCTCTGCGCTGTTTTAGCTCAATTAGCCATGATGCAATAGTGCTTTCTCCACCAAATATATTTTCAATAGACTTGCATTTAATAATGTGTTCGTCTAATTTATCCATCATTCAACCTCGCTTATGATTATTTCCACCCTAGGATTTTCCCTATCCACTCCGACTATCCGACTACCATCTAAACTAACTATTAAAGCATCATCTTTGATTATCTCAGCCTTTTGCAGTATGTCATGGCTTGAAGCGAGCAAATTCGTAAGATCTGTTTTGCGTCTATCTTTTAAGTAGTACAAGCAAGTAACTTGCATTGGTGTATCGATAGGATCACTAAACGGTACTTGTATTTGCTTCAAGCAGTCTTTCTCATACTCCCTATATGCCTTACTCTGTATCAATCTAGGTCTTCCACCGCATGAGATAATCTGCATACTGTTCTTTTTAGTAATCGGCTTGCCGTATAATGTAATTTTCATCTACTCACGCCCCTTCACCAGCAGTACCCTGATAATAAAGACCGCTAGTCAATTCCTTTAATTCTCTTTTTAATAAATCCAATACTAACGATACTGTTATTTTAATATCTATTTGAGTCATTC